GTAGGATCGGGTCCTTCAAGTGCTTTCCTAAACCTTTCGGCAGTAAAGATTCTAAATTGGTCGGTAAGTAACGCCATTGTTAACGATTGCCTTCTTTATATTTATAGGGGTTAGTCTTCCTCATTTCTGACAGCACCTGTATATTCGATAGAATATATCTTTGCTGTAGCACCAGAGGTTACCCCTTGTAAGGTTTCACCCTCTGACCACAGATAATTTGGATCATTATAAACAATATCCTTAATGGTTATTGTGTGTAGACCTTCATTGGTACCAATAAGAGGTCCAGATACTATTGATGTAATGGTTGCAGTTAAACCAGTAGTATTACCTTGGACAGGTTCATCAGCTACGAATAGTGGTGCAGGATTAATATACTCAACAATAAGAGTTGCTGTTGAGGTATGTGTATCTCCATCACCTAAAGCACCAGCAGCAGTAATAGTAGCAACTAAAGAGTTTGGACTTCCATCATATATCTGATCACCAACTTGGAATAGAGTGGTGTTTTGTCCACCAAGTGTTTCCTCTATACCATATTTAGACGAGGCTATGCCACCATCTAAACAAATTTGATTTTCATACTCTGTACCAGTATTAACTAAGTCAATAATACCATCACCAAGACCATCCAATTCATCATCATCTTCAAACTTTCTATTAAGAATTGCACTTATTGGATCAGTAAACGTAACAATATCATTACCTTCAGATTCTAATAATACATGTGGTTCAATACCAGTACCTGATGCACCAGCAGATCCACCAACAAATGCTATGATCTTAGATTTCTCATTAGATCTACCACCATCGATGAATGCCAATTCATCAACCTCAAAGGTTAGATATAGGAAACGATTAGTGACATCCCAGTCATATACAATAGCAACTCGGTTATTAGATGATTCCTCAACCCTTCTAACCTTGTCAGTTACTTGGAAATTGTATGCTGTAATATCAGTATTAGGATCATTCTGTAAAGTGTCTAGTGTAACTTTCTGATCGAAACGGAAATTAACACCTCTATCACAACCAGTAAATGCATCATAAAGTGCACCATCAATACCAGCTTGAGTCCTACCTGTATACCTAATTACCTCTCTACCAAGCAGGATTTTACCTGAACCTGGATAAGGATTAGTAGTTTGTACATATATGGTACTAGTACTAGAGTTAACATTAGCAGTTAATCCAGTTACATTATAAATGACTGAGTTTAAAGACTGTCTGTTTCTTGCCTCACGAATAAGGTCAGTATCTCTAGTAAAGATAACCTCTGGAGGAGTAGTATATCCACCACCACCTGTAAGTAGACCAATATCTGTAATTTGACCAAGGTTTATGAATGCCTCAGCAGAAGCACCAGATCCACCACCTTTAATTAACTGTATAAGTGGAGGAGTCTCAAAGAACTCACCTTGATTAGTTAATGTAATAGAAGAAACTTCACCAAACTGGTTGACATTGGCAACACCAGTTGCACCTTGGCCACCACCACCGCTAATGATAATATTTACGTCTTCCTCTGTGTAGTTTCTACCCTGTTGCTCAATAGCAAGACCTGTGATCAAACCTGTAACAGGTACCAATTCAGATCCAGATCCACCACCACCTACAATACTAGCAACAGCATTAAAGTATCCATCACCAGGCACATTCATTTGAATGAAATCTATACCACCATCATTCTTCAAGAATACGGTACCAGTTGCAGACCCATCAGAATTTCCATCTTGTATCTGTAGTCTCAATGGGTTATATCCTTCACCTGGATCGATAACTTCTACAGCAGTTATGACACCACCATCCCCTTCGACTACTGCTCTAAGAACAGCATCTCTGATGGGTGTGCCACAATTACCAATTCTCAATCTTGGTGGATCAGCAGGATCATATCCTTCTCCACCATTGATAACATAGACATCCCTCACCCCAAAAGTACTATTGAAAATTGGGAAGATTTCGGCACCGCTACCTGGGACTGTTCTTGTCATATTAGACCACCGTTAAGTTTCCTACCATTGCTGGATGCATTGTGCACTGGTAAACATAAGTTGTACCAGCTGCTAGATCCATTGGGACTGTCCAGAATTGGACTCCTTCTTGAGATCCAGTAACACCCTCAGTCACAGCAGTACCACCTGCTGTTTGTCTTAGAGCGAAAGGATGTCCAGAAGATGTATTATTATTAAACCTATATGTGAATCCTCTATACACATAGATTGTTGGATTCGCTGTAGTAGGGTCAACACCACCACCTGCAAATAGATAATCACTGTTATTAGGACCAGTTATTTCAAATCCTATACATGGTGTTACTGTTGGATCCCAACTTGTACCATTATAGATGATATTATCATTTACTGTAGCAGCACCTGAAAGATACAAATCAGCGTTAACCGTTACTGTGTTTGAGGTTACAGCAGTTGTTACACCCTGGCCACCTGCTACGCTAAGAGAAGAAGTTGCAAGGGCAGCAGTTGTGGTACCACTGTCTCCAGTAACTGTTCTGAAAACTACTTGCTCTACGTTAGGTGAGTCATTTGTAATCGTGAGATTATCTCCACTGACAGCAGTACTAATACCAGTCCCACCAATGAGGTTAATAGTAGCAGTTGTACTACCTGCGGTTTTGTTTCCTGAGTCACTTCCTATTACACCGTATGCGTTCTGGTTGGCATCTCCAAGAGTACCAGTCATATTGATTGTGACTGTATCTCCTGTTATAGCAGTAGCAATATTAGTGCCACCAGCAATTATTAATGTGTCTGTAGCAGCAGACGCTGTTGTTGTACCAGTGTCACCAGTGACAGTCTCAAATAAATTTTGAGTAGTGCCTCCACCACCTCCACCTGAAGAATCATCGTTAGCAGGTTCCCACTTACTAGTAGCAGAATTCCATTTGATGACTTGACCACCTGAAGGACCACCTCCAATAGTCATATCTACATCACCAAGATCTCCAAGACTATGATCTTCACCTATAATCTTTTTCCAACCACCATTAGTAGCAACTCTTGCTATATTATCACCACTCACTAGGGCAAACATACCCTGATGAGTTGCAGAATCAGGTAGGTCTCCTGTAGATGGGAAATAATTACTATACTTTAACTTACCATCAGCACCATCAATATATGTTAGAGATGATCCTGTGTTACCACCCCATAATTTAATGTCTCCAGTGCCATTAGGTTTGACAACTATGTCACCATTGTTAGCAGATATGATCTGATGACCATTAACATCTACATTTCCAGAGAACGAATCAAAATCACCCTCAGCAAATTGAGCACCATTCCATTTTAGAACTTGTCCTGTGCTAGGAGTACCAACATTAACTTGTAGGTTAGTATCATTACCAAGATTGGTATATATTTCATCAATGACGCTATTCAATTTGATAGCACCATCTCTTAGACTGTCTCCAGTCCCGTCATTCGCTGACGTTCCAATTGCTAGGGTTTGCTTTGCCATGATAGTAGTCTTTACAGTGTTATTTAGGTGCCATCATATGTTTGTAATGTAGAATCCATAGTAGATGAGGTACTATCGAATCTATTTGCGGTGTCTCCACTACCACCACCGCCAAGTACAGTTAATGTTGCTGCGTTAGAATCTAATGGCGAGTTGGATGCAGCTGGTGCTCCAATTGGACCGATAATTCTACAACGATACTTGTATCCTGTCATATAAGACAGTGCAGTAACTGCGTATGTGTTAGTTGTTGCTCCAGTTACAGCAGCAAATGCGAATCCACCATCAGTAGATCTATACCACTGGTATGAAACAGGTCCGTCTTCTGGAGAAACAAGTTTCTGGACTGTAAATGTAGCAGTCTGGTTAGCATTAACAGAAACATTCGCTGGTTGTAATGTAAACGATAATATTGGAGCGATTCCACCGCCACCACCTTGGTCTCCACCACCACCTTGTTGTACAGGTGATACAGTGAACGTGGTGTCAATAGTCTCTCTAGTTGTATTACCAATAATGTATGGGAATTTAGTATTGTCTACGTTATTTTCATCTACTGTTAAGAAATAAGCGTATGTACCATCTTGATATTCAGGTGTAATAGAGAATCTACCATTATGAGTATCTAAATCACCTGTCCCTTCAATATATTCATAGTCCTCCATCAATGTACCAGCAGGAGGATTGTCAGTAGTAGACCCATAATCAGGTCTCCCAGCTACTTCACTGTCTCTTACTGCATATGAAGTCCTCATTGTCCTAGTACCACTCAAATTATCGAATGGTGTGCTATATCCATAAGGTCCATAGATAGGAAATCCATCATATGCTATACCAATTATCTTAGAATGTCCGTCTGGATGACGAATATTGTTTCCATTATACTGTGTAGCACCATAATAATCGTTATATGATGCAATTGCTCCACCAGATTTCCAACAATCTAGGAAATGTGGATCATGATAGTGGTATTGACCTGTTTGTTCTGGGTGTCCACCACAAGAATCCTCTCCAGAACTAACAAAAGGTAAGTCTCCAGCAGCAACCCAACTGAATCCAGAAGGAGGATTGAGTCCAGCACCAGCAGAAGGGTTAAAAATAGCAACTCCATTACCAGATATTCCTATGTTCCCCAGTGGCGTTTCTATTCTACCGTTACGTTGATCAAAATACTCGTAAGTACCACTCACAGGAGTAGTTGCTTGTGCATCTACAATGAAATCTAATGATGTGTCACTAGATAACCAACACTCACCAGCAATAGAAGTAAATGTTGTGCTCTTAAATACAAATTTTTGCTTTAATCCATCACTGAAAACGACCATTATATTGTCATCTACTGCAATGTGGGGGTTACCACCAGTGAATAGAGTTAAATCGTTGGTGGATATTGTAATTCTTCTAACAAATCCGTCATGTGTATATCCATTACTATCAAATGTGCGAGCAATTCCAAATGATCCTCCACGGTATAAGAAGTCATGATCGAAATCCTGTTCAATTACGGTATTAGGGTTGTTATCATTTGGGAACGTACCAAAGGATACGGGTGCAGGGAGTCCATCGGACTCCACTGTTATCACCTTAGTTGCGTTATTGTATGATGCTGTGGCTGCCATATCCTTATTTAGATGTCATCGAAGATGAGGTTAGGTGTAAAGTTGCTGATTACAGTAGCACCAGTCTGGACACTCAATATAGCAGAGAGTGAGTAAACTGGGGTTGCGCCAGCAGCAGTGATTGCGACTCTGTATTCGTCACCGTCGTCTGCCTGTTGTGTAGCATTTGTAGTGTATGTTGCTTGGTTAGCACCAATGATGTTACTCCAAGTTTGTGTACCATACTCCTTCTTCTGCCACTGATAATTCATTGTCTGATCGTTAGTTACCGTGGTGACGACTGTGAATGCAGCAGTCTGACCTTGGTTAACTGTTACGTTAACTGGATCAAGGACAATTGCGATTGTACCAGCGTCAACTCCAGATCCACCACCAGTGTATTCACTGCCTTCGCCAGCGAGTACGTCAAATCCACCGTTAATTGGACCACCTGTAGGAGGTGTAAAGTCATCAGGTACTTCATTATCAACAAGGACTGTTGGTTGTGAGTATCCACCACCAGTTGTCTTAACGTCAATTCTAGTAATACCCATCAATGCCTTGATGCGAGAATCAAATCCAGAGGAAGAAATAACATCAACATTTGGACGGTCAGTATAACCATCGCCTGGGTTTGTTAGGACTGCATTTGTTATCTTACCAGAGGTAATTGCAGCAATAGCAGCAGCGTTTCTACCTTTAACAGATCCAGTGTATTCAAATGTGATCAAGGAGTTAGAAGACTCAATTAGAGCAACTTCTCTTGCAAATTCTTCTCCCTCAATGTCTAATCTGTCACCAGCTTCAACTGGTGGTACGACTGTTGCTGCGATAACGTCTGCGTCAGATCCAATGTATGAGAAACCAACGAAGGTTGATCCCGCACGTGGGACTTCAGCGAAGATGATACGTGATCCAACGATCTCGTATGCGACTCCTGGTTCCTGAATAATACCATTAAGTGAAACAATGATGTTATTCTCAGGACGTATGACGTTAGAAGAAACACCTTCAGTTAGAGTCAAGGAGTAGAATAATCCAGATCTCTTAAGGTTGAATGATGATCTCAATGAGTCAAACTCGAAGGAGATATCATCTAACTGACGTAACTTACCAACGTAGTATCCGATAAATTCAGATCCAATCTCAGGTGCTTCAGCAAACTGAATCTTATCAGAGAATGCAACGTAAGAAAGGTTACCACCTGGAGGTTGTAGAATACCATTAACAAATACAAGTAAGTGACCAGCAGGATCAGGGAAGTATGCCTGACCGTTAGAGATCGTGAGATCAAAGTTAGTCTGGACTCCATCAAATC